CTTGGCAAGACCCTACACATGTTAGAGCGTTTAACGAGAATAGTTGGCTGTACTATACAGATTGGCACTGGTATTTAGGTTGGGAAGATAGGTTTAACCTAACGTCGATGGAGTTCAAATTGTCAGAAATCGGTAAGAAAATGATGGATAAGGGTATTCCTGACGATGAGATTATGCGTACTCCTAGAGCAGTAGATTCTATGAAGGTTGTTTTAATAAAGTGCTAACACGCATGAGGATTGGCTTGCCGAGGTAGAGTCCGGATCGAAACGGCGAGATCAGCGGAGTGTCCTAGTGACTAGGCGGCTAGTTTGTAGCGCAGTCCTCAGTCGTGTTGATATTTAGGGGAATTACTTGCAAGCAATCGTAATCGCTACGGTAGATAGCCCAAGCATCCACGTACTATTGGAGAGTATTAATCAATATGCAAGAGAATTGCCAGTTTACATTAGTGGAAATAGTGTGGAGTTATGGGGAGAAGTTAGAGGCAGACTTAAAGATAATCGAGTCATATTCCGACCAAATTTATCTTCCAATTTCGGAGATGCGTATAATGCAATTGTCTCTTATGCCTTCTCTACAGGGAATTACGATTCACTAATCATTGCTAATGACGATGTAGTATTGGCTCCCGATACTATTGAAAAGATGCAAGCAGATTACAAGTACGTCAGCAAGTCATTTAAGGTTGGATTCTTAGGTGCACGATCAGATTACGTACTACCAGCACAGAATATACGAGTAGCTGAGGAAGATGACGTATTCTCAGCGTTAAAGTGGGAGAGCGAGTTACATATCAAGATGACTGATGTCATTGCTCCTATTTTCGCGGCTATCAGTAAAGAAGCGTGGGATGTAGCACAATTCCCTAGCACTAATTGGTATTCAGACAATATAATATGTCATGACTTAGGCAAAGCAGGATATTTCCACTTTGTTAGTCGTGGATACGTTCATCATGCAGGATCGCAGACGGTTGGAAGTGACTTTGCTAAATGCCATGAAGAACCAAGAGAGTGGATAAAGACTAACAGACCGGATATGTACGAGGCTTTTTATGGCTGATGGATTACTAGCAAGTGGGTTGAATTACATTGACCAGCAAAAACAGGCTTTAGCTGCTCGATTAGGGTTACTTGCTAATAATCCTGATGAATTTGGTCGCCAAATGGCTGCTGAGGCTCGTCAAAGGGCTGGAGTTGGTCTATTGGGTGAACCTAAGACTGCTCAGGAAATGGCATCAGGTGCATGGATAAATAGTCCATATGGTCAGCAAGCAATGCAAGCAGGTAGCGGATTTGCTGGAACTACTATTGGAAAGCAATTAAATGATGCTATGGCATTGGCACAAAAACGTGCAGCACTACCTATAAATAAAGGTGGTTTGGGATTGCCAAAAAATAATACAGCAGAACAAAGAGCGCAAGCTATGGGTATCAATACAGATGCTTATCATGGGTCAAAGCAAGACATTACTGGTCCTTTTGCAGCAGGATACGATGATAATTTAGCATTTGTAACTCAATCTCCTGAATTTGCTAATAAATGGATAGGCAAAGGTAGATTTAATGTCCGTCAAGGTGAAGAAGCTGCTAATGAAATAAAAAATGCAGAAGATTTATACAAAAAGATTCGGTATAAATATATGGATTATGAGGCTCTTGATAAGATACCAAAGGGTCCTGCTTATGATAAAGCATATGATGAAATGAGTGATGCTGCAAAAGTTGCTCTACAAAAAGAATTCGGGTTAAGAGGTTATCCTAGTGGAATTCATGATGTAGTTTATCCTTTGAAGGTTAAAGCAAATAAAACTTTTAATCCTGAGACAGATATGAGTGTTATGAACGATTTTTTTAAGAAAAATAACACTCCTCAAAATCTTATTGATTTATACAAAAGTGGTAATTACATGATGTATGAGACAAAAGATGTTGTTAATTATCTAAAAAGCAAGGGATTTGATTCAATGAGGTTACGTGAATCAACTGGAGATAATTATCCAACAATAGCTGTTTTTGATCCAGAAACAGTTAGGTCTAGGTTTGCTGCATTTGATCCATTTAGAAAAGATATAGCAACAGCAAAAACTATGGGAGTACCTGCTCCTGATATGTTAGCCGCAGGAATTCCATTCGGATTGCTTGCAGGAACTAATGTAGAGATGCCTAAGAAAGAGAAACGTAAATAGCATGACATCCAGAGGATAATGCAAAAATGGAAACAAACGAAGTTAAAGAAACAAATAAAAACTGGAAGGTTGGGGATGGAACAGCAGGACCCGGTAGACCTTCTGGAGTACCTAATAAGAGTACGACAGTAGTGCGTAATGCTATTGCTACGCTACTAGAGAAGAACGTACCTTACATGGATAGATGGCTACAAAGGGTAGCTGAGGGTGATGAGGTCTATGGACTAAAGCCTGATCCTGCTAAGGCATTGGACTTAATGCAAAAGCTAAGTGAGTACCATATACCTAAGCTAGCTAGGACTGAGGTAACAGGTATAGACGGTGCACCACAACAGCACGTGGTTACATGGCAGAAGTAATCGAGATCGCTTATAAGCCACGTGAGCAGCAGATAGCTATTCATGAGGCGGTAGATAACCATAGGTTTACAGTCGTAGTGGCACATCGTCGTATGGGCAAGACTGTTAGCGCGATTAACCATCTAATTAAGGCTGCCATTGAGTGCACTAAACAAAACCCACGATTCGCCTATATTGCTCCAACTTATGCACAATCCAAACGTGTGGCATGGGATTACCTGTTGGAATTTACTCGTCCTCTTGGGGCTGTTGCTAATATCAGCGAACTTAGAGTTGACTTTTGGGGTCGTAGGATTAGCCTTTACGGTAGCGATAATGCTGATAGCCTTCGCGGGCAGTATTTTGATGGCGTTATTCTTGATGAAATAGGGGATCAGAACCCTAAGATATGGAATGAGGTTATACGTCCAGCGTTAGCGGATAGGAATACAGACGAGTCTCCTACATGGTGCTTATTCATTGGAACCCCAAAAGGTAAAAATCATTTCCTAGACTTCCGTGATAGAGCTAAGACTGCTGAAGGATGGGCACTATTAGAGTTCAAGGCTAGTGAAACAGGAATCCTTAACGAGAAGGAACTTTGGGCTGCTCGTAAGGAGATGGGTGACGATAGGTATTTTCAGGAATTTGAGTGCAGCTTTGATGCCGCCGTTACTGGGAGCTATTTTGGGCAGATTATCAACGATCTTGAGGCGAAGAACCGGATCACCACTATCGAACGTGATGACTTATGTAAGTCTTATGTTGCTTGGGATTTGGGGATTAGCGATTCTACTTCTCTGTGGGTTGCTCAGGTGGTTGGAAAAGAGGTACGACTCATTGACTTCACAGAGAACCACGGAGTCGGTTTGGACTGGTATGTACGCTGGCTCAAAGATAACGGCTACGAAGGCTACACGCAGTTCTTGCCTCACGATGTCGAAGTCAGAGAGCTAGGCACAGGAAAGAGCCGTAAAGAGGTTTTACAGGAAGCTGGACTGGATATAACTGTCGCTCCTCGTTTATCGATTGCAGACGGCATACAAGCCACCAGAAGGCTATTGCCGCAATGTTGGTTCGATCATAAGACTAAGACAGGTCTGGATGCGCTCAGAAACTACCGTAGGGAGTATAACGAGCGTCAGCAGGTGTTCTACGACAAGCCGTTACATGACTGGTCTAGCCATGCTTCAGACGCATTTAGGTATCTAGCGATAAGCCTTGACCAAGACGAGACTTCATGGCAGTCAGATTTGCCCATTAACACTAAATGGATTGTATAATTGCGAAAATCCTAAGAGGAACGCATTATGATGGATGAAGGCAAAGTAAAAGGTATTGTTGAGAACGAAATAGATAACTCTATTGGCTATCTTGACACCGAAACTACCGAAGATCGTAAGAGGGCATTAGAGTATTACTTACGCTATCCTTACGGTAATGAGCAAGAAGGTCGCAGCCAGATCGTAACTGGTGAGGTAGCTGAGGCTATCGATGGTGCATTGCCACAATTGATGCGTGTCTTTACGACTACTGAAGATATTGTCTACTTTGAGCCTAAAGGTCCACAAGACGAGGAATCAGCTAGACAGGCTACGGACTACTGTAATTGGGCTTTCTATCGTGACAATGATGGGATGCTTATCCTTCACAACTGGTTTAAAGATGCTCTGCTGCAAAAGGTAGGCGTAGTTAAGTCGTACTGGGATGAGAAAACAGACGTAACTAAAGAAGAATACGAGAATCTATCAGAGGATGAGTTAGCTCTATTGCTATCGGATCAGACTCTAAAGGTTATCAAGCAGAAAATAGAATACACAGAGCAAGTTGATATGATGGGTAATGTTATCCAGATTCCTAGCTTTGAAGTGTATGTACAACGTATTAAAGAATCAGGTCAGGTCAAGATTGAGAACGTACCACCTGAAGAATTCCTTATCTCTAAGTCAGCCAAGACTATTGAAGATGCTAGCTTTGTAGCGCATCGTCGGTTGATGACTCGTTCAGAGTTGATTGCCATTGGCTACGATCAGGATACAGTTGACGCTTTGCCAACTTATAATGATCTTGAGTTCAGCCCTGAGCGTATTGCAAGGTTCCCAAATGGCGAACAACCGGATCAAAATACGTCCTTAGACTTCTCTATGCAGACGCTAGAGGTGTACGAGTGCTACATCCGTATTGATGAAGATGATGACGGTATTGCTGAGTTGCGCCGTATTGTCTATTGCGGTTCTGAGATACTTGAGGACGAGGAAACAGACTATGTTCCATTTCACTCTATCTGTCCTATTCCTATTCCGCATAAGTTCTTCGGTCAATCGCTGGCAGATCGAACGATGGATATTCAGCTACAGAAGTCCACGATAACTCGTCAGAGCTTGGATAATCTGTATCTAACTAACAACAATCGAGTCGGTGCTGTAGATGGTCAGGTCAACATGGATGACCTGCTTAATGCTACTCCGGGTGGAATTATCCGTATCAAGAATCCTAATGCGCTGGTTCCATTAACGGTTCAGAGTACATTTAGTCAAGCGATG